ATAGACAAACAGCAAAAATAAGTTTAAAAACCGCAGAGAATTTCTTTAGAGCAAATGCGGCTGATACCACAGAGAACGATGGAACTGATACCAGTGTTGAAAAACGAGAGATTCCTTGGAGATATACATTTATAGATCCATTGTATGTTAATGTGTCTGCTGGAGCATTGTCTTCTTTCGTGGGTCAAAAAAGATACGAATTATCTATCCCAGCAACTCTTAGAAAAATTATTAATTCTCCCAAAACAGATAACGAAAGACTAATAGTAAGTAGTCTACCTTTTCAAATTCTTGAAGCAGCAAAAAATAAAAAATCTTATCCTTTAGATCCAGATAAAACTCTAGTTTTTCATTACAAGAAAGATGATTGGCAGAGCTGGGCATATCCAATGATTTATAGTATCATGGATGATATAACTGTTATAGAAAAATTAAAATTAGCAGATATGTCGGCTTTAGATGGGGCTATAAGTAATATTCGTATTTTTAAATTAGGAAATCTTGAACATAAAATTGCTCCAACAAAAGCAGCAGCTAGTAAATTATCTAGTATCTTACAGAATAATGTTGGTGGAGGTACTTTAGATCTTGTTTGGGGTCCAGATATTGAATTACTAGAAAGTAAAACTAGTGTTCATCAATTTCTTGGAGAAGGAAAATATGTTCCACATATGAATTCTGTATATGCTGGTCTTGGTATTCCTCCTACTTTAACAGGAACTTTCGGGGCGGCTGGCACAACAAACAACTTTATTAGTTTAAAAACTCTTACCCAAAGACTTCAATATGGAAGAGATATGCTTATAGCATTTTGGGAAAAAGAAATGGAATTAGTGCAAAAAGCTATGGGCTTTAGATACTCAGCAAAAATAGAGTTTGATAGAATGGATTTAAGTAATGAAGATGCAGAAAAAGCTCTTTTAATTCAATTAGCAGATCGTAATCTTATTAGTGATGAACTACTACAGAGTAGATTCGGTTTTGATCCAGATATGGAAAAGAGTAGAGTGAATAGAGAGAGTAAAGAAAGAGATAGTGGCAGAATGGCTCTTAAGACTAGTCCATGGCACGATCCTATGTTTGAGGAGAATCTTAAAAAGACAGCTCTACAGATAGGACTAGTTGCTCCTAGTCAAGTTGGATTAGACTTACCAAAGAAAAAAGCAAATGAAAAGACATTACTGGAAATGAAGTCATCAGTACCAACAGGCCAGTCAATCGTTAAAGATTCGCCAGAATCTTTAAAAGGAGAACCACAACAGGGAAGACCCAAAAATTCCAAGGACACAACAAAAAGAAAGCAAAAAGAATTCGCCCCACAGACAGGAGCCAAATTACACATATGGGCCAATTCTGCTCAGGATCAAATCGCAGAAATATTAAATCCAATCTTATTAGATTTCTACTCAAAGAAAAACATGAGAAGTTTATCTAGTGAAGAATATAACGAAGCCGAAAACATAAGAACAAAACTTTTTCTTTCTGCACAACCAAATAAAACTATAGATAGTGATTATGTAACCAAATCGTTAAATCTAGTAGATAATAAAGACACAAATAAAATATATTCAAGTTATATATCTTTTATTAAACATGTTAAATCTGATTTTGATAGAGAATTAACAGTTAATGAATTAAAAGATGCTAAGTCATATTTTTACTCATTGGTGTATGACAACTTAACCGGAGAATAAAAATGATTATATATGATCAAGAAAAATTAGATGGTCTATCAGAAATAATCTCTACAAAGTCGTCAATTACTATTGCTTCTATTGTTGAGCCTGATATATCAGATTCTCAAAAATCCCTAGTTAAGAATATAAAATCGCTAGCATCTTATGATGATAGTGATCTATATTATGTCCAATCTGTTCTAGTATCGTCTAGTTGGAATAAAAATGACGATATCTTTGCTAAAGAAGAGGTTTGGGCAGCAAAAAACACTCCAGAAGATAAACCAACTAATTTAGAACATGATGAAAATCTAATTATTGGTCATATCGTATCTAACTGGCCAATTATGGATGATGGCACACCAATAGATGAAAATACTTTAGTAGAAAATCTTCCAGATAAATTTCATATAGTAACTGGTTCTGTTATTTATAAAGCATATACTAATCAAGAGCTAAAAAATAGAGCATCAAACCTAATAGCAGAAATTGAAAACGGAACTAAGTATGTTAGTATGGAATGTATGTTTAAGGGCTTTGATTATGGATTAATTAATGAGTCTACTGGTGAGTATAAAATACTAGGTAGATCAGCAGATACATCATTTTTAACAAAACACTTAAGAGCATATGGTGGTAGTGGCACATATGATAATCATAAAGTTGGTAGAGTGTTAAGAGATATAACTTTCTCAGGAAAAGGTTATGTTGACAAGCCAGCAAATCCAGATAGTATAATATTTAGTAAAGAAAATTTTATGAATATATCATCAAAAAATATAGAAAATACAAAATCGGGTGTATCAGAAAATAGTACAAATGACACGGAGATAAATAATATGAATTTAGAAACACAAATTGCCGAGTTGACCGAAAAAGTACAAGCTATGCAAGACTGCGCTTCAGCAACCAAGGATGCATATGCTCAACTTTCCGAACTCAAAGATAAAGTCGTTGCTCTAGAAACAGAATTATCAGCAACTAAATCTGCTTATGACGAACTACTCAATAGCTCAGAAGCTGCTAAAAAAATGAGCGAAGAAGAGATGATGAAGAAAGAAGAAATGATGAAAAAGGCCAAGTCTGAACTAGAGACTGCTATCGAAGCAATAGCTGCCTATAAAAACAAAGAAGAAGAAATGCTAAAAAAAGAGAAGAAGATGAAAAGAATGGCTTCTCTAATAGAAAAGGGTCTTGATCAAGAAGTCGCAGCTTCTGCTGTTGATAGTTTTGAATCATTAGAAGACTCAGCTTTCGAAGCTATGGTAGAGCTAGTATCAAATGCCGCAAAGAAAGTTCCAGTTGCTCCTCCAAAGAAAAAGGTAGAGGCTGAACAGTCTGTTGAGGATGCTCTTGATAATGTTGAACCAAACTCACAAGATTTAGATCTTAGTGCTGGTAGCGACGAGTCAGAATCTGTAGATACTACTCGCGCGGCATTGGTTGATTTTGTATGTGCTAGACTAGGTAAAAAACTCAATAAGGGAGAATAAAAACATGGCTCTTAAATCAGATCGCGTTGAACTTTTAACAGATATCTCATTTTTCATGACATCCATCCCATCTGGTTCAACTTATGTTGAGCGTGGTGGTGTTGCTAGTGTTGTAACAGCAACTAGTGGCGTTGGTGTCTCTATGGATGATGCCAATGCCGTAGTAGCATATGCTGCTGCTGTCTCTGGCAGTAAACCAATCGGTGTTTTACTAAATGACGTTGTTAACTATGATTTGACAAGACAACACATCAATTGGCACAAAGACGAAGTGCAGGTTGGTGGTAAGGTTGTTCTTCTCCGAAATGGTCAAGTAACAACTAACATGTTAGTAGCTGGAACAACACCATCAGCCGGTGCTGATGCTTATGTTGGTACTAGCGGTCTAATTGGAACCAGTTCAACCAATGCTGTAAAGATTGGTCAGTTCTTAAGTTCCAAAGACACCGACGGTTATGCCAAACTATCAGTCAACATCGCTTAATAAGGGAGAATAAAAAAATGGCTAATAAAGTTTTTGAACCAACACCAGAGCTTACAGATCTTTTAGTTCGTTCTGGTTCATTAAATAAAGACGAAGCACTATCAGCTAATGCAGAGTTTGCAAAAGCACTAGAACTTCCTCTTCGTCAGGGCATTCTTAGTGGTGATATTCTTGATGGTATCTTTGAGCCAATTACTTTGGCACAAAGCGCTACCCCAGAATTTCCATTAGATTTCCTTGCTCCAGGTACCGAGAAGGATTTTGTGGCCTACACAATTCCTAATCATGGTTATATTCCAGAGCGTCACGTTGAAGGCGATTACGTCATGGTTCCAACCTATGACATCGGCGCCTCAATCGACTATCTTCTAAAGTATGCCCGCGATGCCCGTTGGGACGTTGTTGGTCGTGCTATGGAAGTTATGGAAGCTCAATTTGTTAAGAAGATGAATGATGACGGCTGGCATACTCTTCTTGCTGCTGGTGTTGATCGCAACATCGTTGTATTTGATAGCGATGCTACTTTCGGTCAGTTCACCAAGCGTCTAGTTAGTCTCATGAAGACAGTTATGCGTAGAAACGGTGGCGGTAACTCTGCCAGTAATAACCGTGGTATGCTAACAGATCTTTATGTTAGTCCAGAAGCTATGGAAGACATCCGTAATTGGGGTGTCGATCAAGTTGATGAAGTTACTCGTCGTGAAATCTATACTGCCGGAGACGGTAGCGTAAATAGAGTTTTCGGTATTAATCTTCATGATCTTGATGAGCTAGGCGAAGGTCAAGAGTATCAGTTGTTCTTCAGTAACGTTCTTAGTGGCGTTTTACCACAGAACTACTCTGGTACTGACGATAAGGTTGAACTTGTTGTTGGCCTTGATCTACGAAAGAGAGATAGTTTCATAATGCCAGTTCGTGAGCAGGTTCAAATCTTCGAAGACGATACTCTACATCGTCAGAAGAGAGCCGGTTTCTATGGCTGGTCAGAGCAAGGCTTTGCTGTTCTTGATAACCGCAGAGTTCTTCTTGGCGCTCTCTGATTTAAAATTACAATATCATTTGTAAACGAATTAGGCTGGCTTAATCGCCAGCCTTTTTTGTTTATACTAGGTGTATATAA